CAAGGTAATTTTCGTCTGAGAGCTGGCGGGTGAGCCAGTTGAACGAGCGGCGCTGCGCCGGCGTCACAGCGTCACGGCCTTCACGGTAGTCACCGATCAGCGCCACGCTAAGCGTGTTGCCGTTCGACAGTTTCACGTCGGGCCGGGTGGCTCGGTTGGCTCCGTTGCGGAACTTGACGCCGCGACCTTCGAGCATGGTGCCATCAGGGTGCAGCAGGTACGAATAGGGCAACGATGAAAAACGGGCAGTCCAACGGCGGTCCCAGATCACGTTTTCGACACGCTGCGCGTCCTGCGCCGGGAAGCTCGAGGCGGCGGTGACGGTGTGGTGAACGACCACAGCAGCAGCCGGGCCGGGTTGGCGCACGCTGGTAGGCCACCAGCGGCCACGCTTCGACCACTCGGCGAACTGCACGAGCGGTGCGGGCGGCCGGCCGCCGAGGCGGGTCACCGTTCTGTTCTGGTCGGCGGCTCGAGCAGCAACGCAATCACGGTCGCTGAGAACGCCGTGACCGAGGCGACCTGCTCGGCTGACCAGTTCACGCCGAACGCTGTGATGAGCGCCACGGCAGCGACGATGACGGCCTGGAGCCGGCCAGGATGAGCTCGCAGCCGGTCCATCATGGCTCGTCGTTGCTGGCTTCTACTTCTGCCAGTCGTGCTTGTAGCGCTTCGTTTTGTGCCTGCAACACGCAAATCTCAAACTGCGCAGCAAACCGCTGCTGCATAATCGCAAGCACTCTGTCAGTCAAATGTACGTCAGTCATGCTGCCTCCAGCGTAGCGACACGGTCTAGCAAGCTCTGCACTTTTGCCACGGTCGCTGCTTGCAATGCCCGCCAGTCAATGCTGTGGTCTCCAACTAGGTGCAGGTCTACGCCTAGCATTTCCTCGTAGATAAAGCCGGCACGTCGCATTAGCACAGATCCTTCTGGCACGGTGTCGTCCACGTCGTCGCCGTTCGTCGTTCCGAACTCGCCGTTGGGTCCGATGTATTGCCCGTTCCAGATGAACGATCGCGGCTGGATCGCCTGGTAGTCGGCGTCGCTCAGATCAAAGTCAACGATCTCAGACTTGGCCGATGCGACTGACGTGTCACGACGGAGCGCCAGCATGTTCACGCCATTCACGCTGGCAGTTACAAGGTCGCAGTTTGTGCCGGTGCCTGTGGCTGTCGAGTTGTTGATTGCAACGCCTGTGGTAGTGCCAACGATCGTTGGCACTCCACCAGCGGCCACACCTAGAGTGTTTGTGTCGTGCCTGTAAATACCCGTATCAGTGTCGCCGTCAAATCGGAACGCAAGATAGTCGCCGTTAGCTGTGTTACTTACCTCTTGCACAACTTGCACTGACGCACGGGTATCGGAGTGCCGGTGCATCTCAACCAAGCTAATTCCGTTGGTGCGGAAAAAAATGTCCGTGCCATTGTGACGGATTGAGTCGTCACTAGACAAAAGGGAATTGAACGACAGATAATCGCCTACTAGGAACAAGTCGTTATTGCTGCTGATCCGCATAGCTTCGCCACCGCCGCAGGCGAACCCGAGCGAGTTCCCGGAGTGCCTATACATGCCGGTATCGGTGTCGTCGCTGAATGAGTAAGCGGGTGCGGCGGCGGTGCCGTTCGGTTGCGACAGAAGCTGCGAACCGGTATGCGTCAGTTGGGCTGCGTTGTTCGCAAACAGCAGGACGCTGTCGCCCGACGCACCAATGCCAACGTAAGTGTTGCCGCTCGTGGAACTGTCGCGCATGTTGATGCGTGCCGTAGCATCGGTCGACTCAACGAGGATGCCCTGGTTTTCGGTGCCGATATTGACATGCAACGGAACGACAGGCGACGCCGTCCCGATCCCGACCCGGTTATTGGTGGCGTCTACAACCAGCGTGGTGGTATCCACGGTCAACGACGTGATATCCAAAGCGTTCAGCTCTGCCGCTGTAAGCACTTGCCCTGCAGTGAAAGTCATTAGCCCAACCTGTTCGTGTCCAACACGCCAAATTCTGTGCTGTCCAGAATAAACGACACGCTTTGGTCGCCATCTTCCAAACTAACAGTCATGGTGGCGCTGCCTGGCGTTATCTGCCAACCGATACCTGACACGACGCCGGCCACCACGACAGTGGCGCTAGCGCCTGCAGGTCTAAAGTGCAGTGCGCAGCTATCACCGACGCTGTATTTCACCAGTTCGTAGCCGTCGTTTCCGCCTTCGATAATCGGCGGCAACGTAATGCCACGGGTTGCCAATGGTGGCGTCAGACCAACGCCATACTGGTTCAGGAACGCTTGCGCCAGGTCTAGCGTTGCTGCGTCGTTCTCGCACAGCAAGCCCGTGCGGCTTAGGGACCGAGCTCCAAACGCATTGATATTGGTTGTATCAACTGACGCCTTCTGCGTCGTGCCGCTGTTGCTTGTAAATTCGACCTGCGAGTAGGAAGCCGTAGCGCCTGACGCAAAGTCCACGCTGGCAAAGTCGTGCGGTTCGTCTCCAGTAGGCGTTAGTGCCGTGTCCCACAGGTTTAGCGGGTAGAGCCCTACAACGCCTGTTACAGCTTCGCTGATGGTCTGCTGTCCACGGGTGCGGAACGTTACAGCGTTGTAGCTGTTTGTGGCGTCTACGGGCAGCCCGTGGCGCACGTACACGTCGCCACCATCTGACTGCTCAATTAGTTGCAGCAGCTGGCCGGCTGTGCCCGTGTAGTTCGTCACGGCTTGCATTGTCTTGCCAACGTCGCCTGACGGGTTAAGCACAGCGGTTTGGGTTATTTGGCTTGTTACAGCGTTTGCGGCAACCAGCGTGGCAGTCAGCGCAGCAGCAGCAGACCCAGCTGCAATGTCTAGACCGTTGCCGCTGTCAGTTTCGGCAAAGCTCAGCGTGCCTAGCATCGTCAGAGCGTCAGATACGGTCACGGTCATTGCAGAATCGAAGGTGCCGTCAAAAGACCATGACACGTCAGTAACAACGCCTGTAAACGCTGCTGGCGGGCCATGCGTCCACGAGGGTGCGCCAGCGCCCGTGACGTTCACAGCGAGCTTTACGGTTTTGCCGAGGAATTCTGCGTTGCTGTACGTGCCGCCACCACTAGGCGTGTATTTGCTGGCTGTGTTGTCAAACGTCAGAATGCACGTGCCGCCGCTGTACGTCAGTGCGTCGCCTTGCTTGCCGTAGCGCACAGATGCGCCCAGCAGGTCAGCGACGGGCACGGGTGCAGGGTCGCTGCCGCCGGCCTTATCTGTGGGCTGTAGGTCTAGGGTCCAGTTCCACGACGCCACTACAGCTGCCCTGTCAGGATTGGCACAACGCCACCATGACTGCGTGCGTAGCGTTGCAAGCTTCGCACCACGTCTGCGCCATCAGACCCAGCCGGCATGTTTACCGTGACGTTTACAGTGCCGCCGCCCATCATGCCAAGCCGGTTGTTGTTCATGATCGTGCCCGAGCCGGACGGCACAAACAGCTCAGGGCCAGATTCGCCTACAATGTACGGGGCGCTGCCGATGCTGACCGGGCCGCCGGCTGCACGACCAAAGATGAAGCCGGCAGCTGCGTCAAAGATACCGCCACCAGGGATGAGCGATTTAATGGCGTCTACAAGTGCGCCTGGCGCTGCCTTAATGCCGTCTATGATGCCGTTAATCAGTTTTTTGCCTAGGTCTACTGCTCCGTCGACCAGTGCGGTGGCAAGGTCAGCGAGCAGGGTTCCTAGCTCTGACAGCACGTCAGGGGCGACGTCAATAATCCATTGCACGAGAGCTGAGCCCCATTCGGCGAGATGGCCGACGAGGGTCGGCAGCGCGTGGGTCACGATCCAGGTGCCAATGTTGACGAGCAGGTTGCCGAGCTCGCGCAGCAGCGGCGGGATGAGCGGCCCGACCCACTTGAGGAATGCTTGTGCCCATTCGCCGAGCTTTTCGACGATCATCGGCAGGCCGTCGTCGATGAACCAGTTTGCAAAGTCTGCGATCAGTTGACCGAGCTTGCGGAAGAAGGGCGGGATGAGCGGCCCGATCCAGTCAATGAATGCTTGTGCCCATTCGCCGAGCTTGTCGATGATGACGGGCAGGGCGTCGTCGATGAACCAGCTGCCGAACCTAACTAGCAGGTTTCCGAGCGCTGCGAGGAACGGCGGGCCGACCTGCTGGACCCAGTCCACGAACCCTCGTGCCCAGACGCCGAGCTGCGTGCGGATCATCGGCCATGCTTCTTGAATGCGTTGCGACACGTTCGAGATGACGCCGCCGAGGCCGTCGTCCTCAAACACTTCGATGAGCTCTACGACGATGTCGGCGGCTTTGGCGAACAGCGGCAGCAGTTTGCGGGCGAGGCGCTCCTGGAGCTCGCCGAACGCTGCTTTCAGCCGGTTT